GGCGCTTTTAAGTTTATAGTCCCAAAAACGGTTGACGCAAAAGGACTTCGGCTACAAACTAACCGGCAATACCATAGATAAATGATGTTTAGGGTTTTATTTTTTCAATTTTTATTGCATATCGATTTTCTAGCGAGCCAAAAGAAGATGGCTGGCTAATACAAACAAAGTAAATATGGAAAAAGAAGAACCTAAGCTAAAGCTGCAATCAAAGCTGTAGAGAGATTCGAAATGGTGGAGCGATTATCATAAATGAACTTCCCCGCCCTATACCCTTTAAGAAGGAGTTTTTTCATCAGGGACTTGAATGAGTCTCCTTTGGAGTGAAACTTCATTGCGGTGACGAGATGGAATATTGCGTCCCATCGCGGGGATACATAGGATGGACCGCACGGGAGAGGGCAGGTCGCGAAACTTCGTACCTTAACTTCGAGGTAGACGACACTCTCGATGTCTAAAACTGTGGTGGCGCTCAAGCCTTTAAAGATGAAACCGGGAACACCGTCTGCCACATACCCATCGGCTCCCGAAGCTATGTAGGGGGTGCCAATGGGGATGCGGAAAGCCAGTGTTTCGGCTACAGGCTTAGAACGCACAGTAATTCCACTAGCTGTGTCGTAAGTAGTCGTGTCCTGCGAGCGGTCCAAAAAGGTCTGATAGGATACCCAGGCTGCGGCTGCAGTACGGCCGTAACAAAATGCATGAACGGGTACAAAGTACCCTGCATTTGTGTCGGCTGGGCTGCGCACATGACATCTAATGCCTGATGCGATCCGACGGTACTGACCCAAAGGGTTCGGGAGTAGGACTGCGGCAACAGCCGTCTGAGCGCAGTTCCCCGCTGCAACGGCTGTAGGCACATTAGCGTCGACTTCAGGATCTGTGCCGTAATAAATTTGGATGATGTTGCCGTCAACAGTCCAATCATAAGCGATGGCAACGCCTTCAGTTGCCGTCGCTCCCGAGAAGGTAGTATGTGTTGTTAAACGCATCACATATGTTACCTCATTGTCGGAATCGGGGATCCCGTCAGTGATTCTCTCAGTGGTGAATGGATTGTGGCAGACTTCCAGATACATGAGCTCTTGTGGTGTAAGGCTAGATAAGCCCGATTTGGCTCTTGGTGGAGCTCTCCGTTGCGGAAGTCGCTTCCGTTTCCGTTTTGGTTGTTGTTTGATGTTACGAGTTGACATGGGCAAATTAATGCGAGATTTTAAAATAACCGAAAAATAGAATATTTTTTGGTTACGCTGGCTCGTCGCGGTGGGGGCGCAACTCCCCAAACCTGTATAGGCGACTGCCGGGACATTACTCTAAAATTTCATGAAAGGATTCTGGGCTCGGACCTCGAATTTAACAAACGAGGAGTATGACAAGTGACGTTCGTTGTGGGCAATCATGTCCTCGCCCAAGATGAAACGACGAGCGACTGACGGTTTCCGAGTACTAAGAAACTCTTCACGAGAGGTAACCAGTAAACCATTAGGTGGCGGAATCTCCGTTTTTAGTCGTTCAAAAAAGGATCTCAATTGACGAATCATTTCATCTTGAGGCTCAGTCAGAGGAGCGGCAACTCTTTGTGTAATAGCACTATATAAATTTAAATCACAGTTACTATAAGCCCAGGGGCGCCAAAAAACAGGCCCTATCTGATGGATGAGACGTGAGTGGGGACGACACGTGCATTTAGGATTGCACTTAAGCCAATGGAATTTTGTAGACAGCTCTGCACGTGGAACATGTCTCCCCACACACAGCGGACCCAAAACTAAAGGATGTGTAGTCCGGATGTCCGCATTTGCTGGACCGACCCTTTCAGTAAGATACCGGTTCACAAACGGGTCATCAAAAAAGGCGTAAAGGTCGGTATTGTCCATGAGCATCCTCTCGAGGCGGAATTGTGTCGAAACGGGTATTTCAAAAGTATTAGCAAACTCAATCCTAACTGCGAGTGTTGGTTGCGATGTAAATGCCAGCAGACCAACGTTAAGGTGCTCTTTAAGACACATTTCGAAGAAGTATTCACCTTCCAGAACTACGGCCACATCGGGGATGTTCTGGTCCTGCTGGATTTTAACTATTATGTTAACCCATGAAACAAATAAGGCAGTGTAAATAGGTACGTTCAAATTGTACTGTAAGTACGCTAGGGCTATGTTCTTCGCTAACGTCAGACGGTATGGGTAGGTGGTAGTCAATCTGACCGTGGCGTTGAACCCTATTCGGGCGAGCAATTCTTTCGGATGCCTAACGTACATACCCAAATTCGATATAAAAATACATCTACAGAATTCAGTACCTGACTGCCAGCAAAAGGATAATCCCAAGGCAGTGTAATCGTCAGCGCTCGGTAAGAGTAATCCGTAGCCATCCACGACAGCATCGTCTCCATTGTTAATCAAAGGCAGACGATCCCACCGACTGCCTGGATTTCGCAATACAAGCAGAAACAAATGGCAAAGGATCGAATACAAGTTGTTGGACACAGACGTCTGGGGGCTACCGCTGGCCCTAACGCCCTCGACACTAAAGCGCAATGAACGATTACGATTATACGACTTCCAGCGGCGATCAGTCTTGTATAGAGCTCGCGCCGAATTTAGATCACCAGTCAAGTGGCCCTCTAATTCAGCGACTACCTGAGATATACTAGGATTCTGATGCAGCTCAAAAGACGATTGGTCTCCAAAAAAGGGTTGACGGAATTTAGCTACAATAGCGCTAACGGCACGTATGTCAAGATTCTTAACAAAACTCCGAAAGTACTTACAGGCCTGTTTCTCAACCGTATGGCAGAAACAGCCAAAAGCCGCTAGCAAGTAGGGCGAACACGATGCGATTTGTCTCGGTTTAGGCGGTCGAAACATTAAGAGCCCAAAGCGATGGTCGAAGACAACGAGACAATTAAGTAATATGTGTAATGGTATAGACAGCCACAAACTGATCAGGAATGTAGAATGTACAGCCACACAAAACACAATGTCAAGCACGCTTCCCAAATGGCTTTGCTCAAAAAAACAGGAGTAGATCACGACGGCGACCGAACCAATATAGGGACGAAACAAATATTTGATGAGTTCTTCGAAGGTGGGGGCAACTAAAAAGAAGACTACAAGGTAACGCGGATCTTCGGTCATATAGCGAACACTAGTAGCCAACTTAATCATGGTCTCACCATAAATCCAATTCACGACGATAAAAAGCAAGGAGTAGAATATGAACCTCCAATAAGGAATCAGCGGGTCATACCACTTTTTGAATGGGTGGTATCTCTTAATCTGGCGAAAGGTATGCATCGCTATAATATCAGGATCAAAGCAACGTGAATAACTGAGTTGCGCCAAAGAAGCCACAACACTGTGGCTGACCTTCGAGAGTAATGCCTCATCTGTTAGTTCCAAAACACGAAGGTCTTGGGAGATTCGATCTACTATGAAATCAGGTATCATGGACCCTTGCTCTGAATGATAGGGCAACCTCCGAATAGACAGAGCAGGGAAATCGGTGTTGGTGCGTTCATCCCAGTCAGGGAGAACTAATTCTGAAGACAGTGGTTGCAAGATGGATGGAGGAGTATCAACCGACTGACGATGAATAACCGCTGCGAAATAGTACCCAACCCGATAAAACTCCGTAATCACGACATTGTAATCTGAACCAGCAAGTATCAGCGTGGTTCCGGGCATCGGTGTATCAGACAAAAAGTTAGCGTGAATATGGAGGTCAGTTGAAGCCGGGCATCGGTCATTGCTCCAAATAGTAACAAGGGGCTTCTCCTCAGTTCTCCTGGTGTCTACAGACACATGAAAATCACAAAGATAGTCCTCGGCGTAATACTGGGCCGGGAATCTGTGGTAGGAGCAATAGATAGGACCGTAAGCTGTCAGTTCATTTATTTGGCTTGGTGTTAGATCCTGGACTGAGTCAATCATCAAAAACACGCCCGATCGGGCGACGTGTGAGCAAATGAACTCAGTGCAGGCGCAGAGCGTCGATAAGTGTTTCGGGTGAGATGTTTCACATCGGAACACATTGCTCTGCTGCTCTGCGAGACCGTATACTGTTGGCCGGAGATAGTGAGTACGGATCTCGCGGGCATTTCCTCCTAGTTCCATTAGGCGGGTCTTGAAGGCATTGGTGGTCGCCTGAGCGGCAAGCACCAACTGATGACTAACTGCTGTGCGTACCCCACAAGCCAAAGGGTGGGGTCGCATGCCTACTGTGTACTGAAGCAACAAGCCATTATCCCGAGCAAAGTGTTCATAGCGTTTCTTATTCTCTAGATCGGGGAGGCAAACTCGAATTTTCGAGGGAAAATCAGGCTTGCTCAGTACAGGATTGGGAACGGGCGGTAAAACCACCCGGGGACGGGCAGCGGGCAAACTGGTGGCCCGGGCCCTAACGCGCGCAAAAGAAGCAGAC